CGGATTAAAAACCGTGTCATGAAAGGAACCAAAGGTGGTAAAGCTGGTCAGTGGTCTGCACGTAAAGCGCAGCTCGTTGCTTCCGAGTACAAGAAAGCTGGTGGCGGGTACAAAGGTGGTAAAGGGGCTAAACAAAAATCATTAAGTAAATGGGGTAAAGAAGACTGGCAAACTAAAGACCAATATGAAAAAGGTAAAAAAGCTGCTAAAGCTGCAAAGAAAGCTAAGGACAAATCATGAGCAAAGCTGACGTAAAAACCATCAAGACCATTCAGAAACAGCTCCAGGCAGCTGTCAAGATGCACGGTGAACAAGCAAAAAAGCTTGGCAAGATTGCTGGTAAATATATGGGTAAATAACGATGCCTTTTAATCCAATACTCGCTGGAAAATTCTTAGGCCCAATGACAGGGTTCATTAAAGATCGAGCCGCTGATGGTTTGAACATGTTGCCCGATCGTATTAACTTATTTGGTCGATATGTTACTGGAATTGGTAATCGCAGGTTGCAGTTAGATCCTTCGACAGAACGTTCGATCTATGCAGCAACAGAAGAAACGCCAATGTCTTATAGGGTGCCAGGTGAACAAGAGCGAAAATTTGCAGAAATAGCTGGTTTTGATTTACCTGAAAGAGTTCCAAGCGGCCCAATACTTGGTCCAGGAGTTCCAACATCAGGAAAGAAAGCGCCTTACAATACTCCAATTGATGTTCAAGGAGTTGTAACAGGAACACCTGATTATGGTGTAACAAATACTTTAGGCCGCTTTGAAGCCTTTGTAACTCCTGGCAACATTAATATTCGAGATACTTATGATTTAGAAAATGAAATTGAAGATCCTGATTTAGTCAGCGGTAAGTTTCAACCTGTAAAAGCAATTAGAACATTGAGATCTGCCATGGATGGTCAATTAGATTTTGATCCTTTTTCAGGACAGATTAGAAGAAGAGTTGCGAATCAATTCAATACAGGTCGGGAAAACAGAGGCTACAGAAATAACTCTGGTTCTTCAACCCATAGTTTTATGACTCAACTTGGACGTTCACTGTTATATGCATTGCCTTATAAACCAACACCTTATGACATTGATTACAACATCCCGAGACGATAATGAGATTAGCAGGACGTTATTTAAACGTAGCGCAACAACTAAATGATGCAGCTGTTCTTTCTCCCTTAAGACATCGCCAATTGAATAGAGCTACAAATCAGTTGACTTATTCGAATATTCAAAGCCTAGCAAGTCAGGCAAGGAATGAACTTCAGAACCAAATGAGAGAAGGTTTTATTTCACGTAAACCTATTACGCCTAAAATGTTATACGAAACGGCAGACAATATAATTAATCAAGTGGAGACATTACAAGATGAGATGACGGGAATACAGATATGACAGACAAAGCAATACAAAAAGACGGCACGACGAAGCGTTACCTACCTAAAAAAGCATGGGCCAAATTGTCACCAGAAGAACGTGACAAGACTGATGCTAAAAAACAAGCTGCTTCTAAGAAAGGAAAGCAGTTTGTTCCTAATACTGAGAAAGCTAAAAAGGCCGGTAAAGCTGCTAGGATGTATAAAAATAAGTCTGCTAAATAATGTCGGAAACCCGTGCACGACTGCAGGAAATTATTAATTCCTATATCGAACGTGATGGCAGTCAATACGTTGATACTGGTATTGTTGCAGCACACATTGCTCAGATGAAACTCTTTGGCATTCGCCAAGGAGTTGAGTTCTTTCCGTCACAAGATAACTTCGGTGCACAACGTAAAGACTTTATCGATAAGGTCGCTAAATACAACAAGCTAGATACCAGGCTGGATTCAATCTGGGACTACTTCTTATGTGATGGCACTGGATTGTTTTATATCAGACCAACTGAAAACAATTATCGTCTCTATTATTTCAGATCTCACGAATACAGAAGCTATTACAACGTTGATGGTGAACTAGAAGAAGTCGTCATTATCTATAGCTATAAGGTTAAACAGGGTAAAAACAGTATGTACCAGGACATTGGTCTTGGTGGTATTGATACACCGTCAGCATTAGCTCAAGTCAGTGGTGGTTACAAACAAGATTCTCAAGGACAGAAACGATACATCAGACTATCAATCAAACCAGATGTCATTGAAGAAACGCATTCAGAAGGCGAGATGACCTTTGACAATATCAGCGCAACAATGCCTGGTAAGACAAAAACGTTCCCTAATACATTGCGGTATATCCCTTGTGTAGAGATCTTCAATAACCCCAAAGGATTCACCATGGATGGCAGTGGTGAATTTGATCAACTGGCTAATCACATCGTTACGCATGATGACCTTGTGCGGAACATGAAGAAGAACCTGCAGTTCTTTGGTAACCCCACACTGCTATCTTCCAGACCCAAAACTGACTTGATGGAACCAGGTAATGATGGTGTACCACAACGACCATCGATTGCAGCAAACTCTGGTTTCCAAAGCATGTCACCACTGTCCAGGTCCACGTTTAAACAAGACCCAATCACCCGTGGTGTTGATGGTCAGATGCGTGTTCCTAGGGTGATTGCCAACCTAGAACCCAATGATCGCGTTGGTTATATTGTTCCCGATGCGATCTCTGGAGATCAGAATGCATTTGTACGGCAATTCCGAGAAGAGATCCGAACAGCACTAGGAGGTGTAGACGAACTTTCAATCTCAGCTGGTGTGACGGCAACTGAGTATAAATCACTATATGGCCGTGTTGCGGCAACCAGTAAGAAAAAGGCAAACTCCATTTATGAGCACGGCATCTGCCGCTGCATGGAGCTGATTATCTATCAAGAGGAACAGCTGTTTAAAGACACGTTGGCCGCTGCAGCAAAGTTTGAAAAGCCAATTCCTCCTGCACCAGGCGCACCTCCAGAAGAAGAGGAGATGTATAAACAAGCCATAATGGAATACGAAGAGCGTATTAAAGGATTAATCGCTGCTTGTGTTCGTGCTCAGATGATTCCTCCTGGTGTCAGGGGATTAATTCCTGATGGGGATATCACAATGCTTTGGCGTTGGTTAGGCCCTGTATACGAGGAATCCACACAAGATATTCTGAACAATTCAATTGTTGTAAGGAACTTACAAGAGTTGGGTGTTGATAGCATAGAAGCACTGAAGTATCTTTTTCCATCCAAAACTGATGAAGAAAGAGCGGAAATGCTTTCGGGTTTTCCGTTCAGAATGGTCAACGAATTGCAAGGTGCTTACAACCAATTTGCAAAGTTGATTGCGGGGATGATGCAGACCCCGCATCCGCAATCACCGGATTTACCGATGGCAGCGGACCCAAGATTGGATCTAACTCCATATCTGTATCGAACTCTTGAATGTATGCAAAAGGAGATGAGTTATGCAGGACGCTTCCGTCCAATCGATCCCACAGACGAGCCCCCAGTCCGTGGCCCCGAGCAGCTACGTGGCGGCAGCACCGGCAGCTCCGGCCCCGGCAGCTCCAGCGGCGGCTCCGACTCAGCAAGTGGGAACCTATTACCCCCAGGCGGTGCCCCAGGCCCCATCGGTGCCGAGTACCAATTACCCATCAAACCCGTCACAATACGCCCCCCAATCCCAGGACTCTCAGGGGAACCCATGGGAATCGGCGTTCAACAAGGTGGTGAATCTACTGGGGAGCCCGGTGCCATCCCCGTTCCAGGGTCAACCGTCACAGGCCCCGGTTCCGGCAGCGAATCAATATACCCAGGCCAACTGGGGTACTCAGGCCAATCCCAGCCAGGCTCCAACTTGGGAGCAGCAGCAATCGGCTCAGCCGACCTATACAACAAACCAGACCTCATACAGCAACTCTTCCCCAACTTCCTCAATCAACTCATTAGAGGACGTAGCGAATCTGCTGGATTGGAGTCCGGAGAGTCGGATGGTAGTGGCAAACTACGGAACCGAGGCTCCAGCGATTCTAAATCAGTACGCTCTAAACCTCGAAGGAATGCTCGATAGTGCAGTCGACTGGGGCAACGAAGCTCAACGACTGTTCTATCAATCAGCCAACTTCATGGTTAACGAGCACCGTGAGAACCTGGCTTATAACGAAATCCTGACCAACCCTGATGTCCTCAGCGATTACACGCTGAACTTCTTTGGTCCTGAAGGTCCATACCCTGTGTATGAATCTGAGCGTGATTTAGAAACACCCGGTTATCCCACTGGCCCCGCTGTTAATCAAGGCGTTGGAATGCCTGCACCTCCTCAGGCTGCAGCAGCCCAGGCTCCTCAAGATTTCTGGGGCACCTTCAAACAGCAAATGGAAGTGGATCCCAGCCAGGCATGGCGTCTGATCAATCAGGCTTCACCTCAATCCATGTCTCAAAAACTTTTCGTGATGGAGTGATCCGATGACCCGTCGACGGATTGAATATGGAATCCCAGCAGCAGTAGGTGTAGGCACAGCCGCACTTGCTGCCGCTCAAGGCAATGATCCTCTTTCAGTTGTAGGTGCTGGGGTCGGCGGTTTTGCTGGTGGCCTCGGCGGCATGCGCCTTGCTGGCAAATTTGCTCCAGGTGCCAGGCAAAGAGTTGTCGATTTAAATCAGCAAGTTCAAGACCAAGGCGAGCTTTATAAACGCACGCGAGGCATGAGATCTGGTGCAGATGGCGAAACACGTGCTTACTCAGCTGCCGAAAAACGGGTTGATGACAACATGCGAAATTCTCAGAATGTAACTGATAACATTTACACCGAACAAAATATTCGCCGTGGCGCTATGGGAGTCTTAGTTCCTGTTAGTGCAGGCGCTGCTGCTCTCGGTGGTATGGCTGCTGGCCGTGCCATCGGCGCAGTTGGTGAAATGTTAGGCATCGATCCAGAAGCACCTGGTTCAAGTAATACCGCTAATTCACGAAGAAACATGTTAGGTATGGGCGCATTAATGGTTCCTGGCGCAATGGGTGTAGGTACTTGATACTACAAACATTAAAGACTGTTAAACTTAAATTTAGATAGGACTTTTTGTCCGAATCTTTCGACCGACAAAAACATTATTCCTGCGACACTGGAGGATAAAAGAAAGTGTTCTTAGACAACGATTTTCCAAAAATCTTAGGTGCTGAATTATATCGGCCCCACCCAGCTTACATCTGTGAGATGGCAACAGAGCCTGTAGTTGTGCATGATTTCACATCACAACCCGGCCAGACTGTGCAACTCGATCGTTACAAGTTTTGGGGACAACCTGGTACTAAGGATAGCCGCGAGCGTATCTCCGACCAGACGATTGGTACTGCAAATAGCCGTAACATCACTAAAGAGAAAGTTCTGGTGGTGCTTAAGGAATACACCGGCCCTGCAGATCCAGGCGATCCTACCCAGCCTTCTACGTTCAAGATTGCACGGGAAACCTTGGTGACTGCACAGCGTCTGCTGTTAGACACCGGCAACCTCAACATGTTCCACCAGTCCATCGGTAGCTTGACGCTGCTGGATGACTATCGCCGTTGGCGTGACCGCGTCTTCATTGATGAGCTTGCAAAAGCAGAAGCACAAGGCCAAGCCAACTCCAAGCAAGGTGGTTACTATTTTGCTGGCGACAAAGCAAAGAACGCCCAAAATCAAATCACCTACACTGCTGCAGAATTCACTGCACAGGTCCAGCAGTTCTCGGTTCGTACTGACCTTCTTGAGGTCGTCAAAGATCTGAGAAAGCGCAATGTGCCCACATTTGCAGACGGAATGTACCGCTGTATTTGTGATCCCACATTCATGATGCATCTGCGGAGGGACGAAGACTTCCGTGAGATCGCCCGCTACAGCGGCAATCCTGGACAAGGCATGTACATGGCTAACCCCATGATGCCTAACAACACCAGCTTCTACATGGGTCCCCAGGCTGGACAAGGGTATTTCCTGGCCGGTGAACCTGTGATGCCTACTGGTGTCCAGTTTGAAGGCGTTAAGTTCTTCGAGTCAACCAACTTCCCCACCAAAGCTGTACAAGCTTCCTTCACTGGCGCTGCTCCTTATGCAGCAGAAGAAGTGGCTCAAGGTTTCTTCTTCGGCCCTCAATCCATCGGCGTAGGTATTGGTGGACCCAATGCCCAAGTGTTAATTAACAACAACGATGACTTCAGTCGCTTTATCATTTTGATCTGGCAATTGTACGCCGGTTTTGAAGTGTTAAACACCGATTTCATCACCACCGCATTCAGCTTTGTTGCTGATGATGGTAACGTTTGACGTACAAACTAATACACAAATAAAAGGATACAATCGATGACATACAGAACAGCAAAAGTTATTTACCCAGCCGATATGGCTGAGCCGCTCAACGGCTGGTATCAAAACATTCCTATTGCAGGTGGTACTGCAGTGGGTTCATATGGTGGCCCGACTTCTGTCTTAGCTAACCCTGGCTGGCGTTTCTTCCAGCTCCGTGGCTATGTAGCCGTCACGAACACCAGTGGTAACGCTGGTGCAGATTTCGTTGACGTATCGCAGGTGGTCATTCCTTCTCCTTACAAGAATGACGCCACTCGCCAAAACATCACTGGCATGGTTGTTAGTGGTAGTACAGAGCGTCCTGCTTATGTCTACCGTGCTTCTATTTCAGTTGCTTCTGGCTGGGGCGACGGTCGCGTTGCTGAGGACGGCATCATTACTGAGAACGCAACTCAAGTCATTGGCTTCGGCCCTGGTACTGCTACAGCTCCCGAGAGCTTCTCCGGTGTTGTTCAAGCAGCCAACCTGACTGCAGTTTCTAACAACATCCCTGCAGGTAGTGGTGCTCTGGGAACCAATCCTTTCCAGACTGCTACCACTCTGACCACGCCAATGCTCTACAAGGAGTACACCTCAGGACAAGAGTTCTTTGTCTATTCCAAGGCAGCAACGAACAGCACATCTGTCGCTGGTGGTTGGGCAATTACCGATGCAGACTTCGTCGCCGGTAATGTCGGATACATCATTGTTGAAGTTTGCTTTATCCAGCCTGACGTTCCTGTCAACTACAACGACATTGAACAGTATCTGCCATACAAGACTGAAAGTCTGCTTCCAGGCCAACAGTACAACTGAGCGTATTAGCCGCTATTTTATCTACTCAATTCAGAAAAATAGTGGCTAATTAGGTTAACATAGGACCAGTAATAAATATTGGTCCTAATGCCTGACACATCAATGCTTTATCAACATAAGCGAACTGGAGCCCGCGTTAAAGTTGTAACTGAGTGGGAAGATGGCGATTGGTATATGGTAGAAGATCAAGACGGAAAAATCTTTACGGTCTACCATACGGAAATTGAACAAGATCCAAATGCAACTAAGAAAGTAAAATCATTACAAGTAAAAGATGCAGCTAAAGGAGATGAACCACGCAAGTTCCCTACTGATCAACGGTTAAACATTAACGGCGCTACTGCTCAAATGATTGCTGATCACATTAAGGGAGTTGGTCTTAAAACCGCCAAGGATATTAAAGAATTGCAGCTGTCATTGTCGGGCGAAAGATTTAATAGCCTCGAACAACTAAGACAAATTCCGCGAGTTGATTGGGATTCAGTATTTGCAGCTGATCTAGTTCGCGTCTGAAACTAAGCCCTACGGGGCTTTTTTTATTGAGTAGATCTATAATAAACAGATATGACGGGGTAGCGTGTCGCAGCTTTCACAGTTTAATAAAAGCCGTATTCGTTATCACCTGGGCTACTACATTGTGAGTGTTCCAGCAGGTGATTACGCCCGTCTGGAAGAAGCAATGAATTCCGTACCGGATTCAGTCTTCGCTGATAAGATTATTTATCAGATTAATCGCTGCGATGCAGCTGAACGTAAAACACAATTAGCTTCTTTTGAGCCAGGATTTACGCCGCCAAGCACACGTATTGAAGGCATCATTGGTGACGTTGATCGAACGATTAGGTCAAGTACAGTAAAGGAAGCCTTAAAAGTTTGGGACGAAGTATACCTGTATGAGACAAATCGTCTTGCACAAATACTATACGTTCCTAACTACAAAGACGAATTCCAGGCACGTTACCGATATGAACGTTCTGGTGCAGAGTTCATTATGGCTCTACCTGGCCCTGCTGATACTGCAGTAGGAGCAAACATCTATCTACACCGTACGTATCGCTAAAAGTATTATGTCTGGAAAGTATTCGCCTTTCAATAATCTCCAATATATGGCTAATATGTTGGGCCAAGGCAGGATTCCTTATACCAACTTCAAAGGCAAAGAATTTGATCTTGGTAATGAATTGAGATATATCCAAAATAGTTCTGCACCTTATGGGGTCCAAAAATATGGAACTAAGCCCAAAACTGTTTTTGAGACCATGTATCAACCTGGTCGAGTTTATGGGGATCCGAATGCTTTTAATCCACGACTGAAAGATCAACTAGATCGTGATGAGCGCACTGGCTACGTGCCGCCTCGTCCTGTTTCAACAGAAAATGGTGCGCTGACTACAAACACCCAGGTGCGTCCTGCTGCTGTTGATCCAGCAACTCAACTGCCTGCAAGTGCAGAGCAGACCATGATCGATCCGACAGCTTTTGCCTTACAGGTTTATGGACAAGGCCAACAGGCCATGAAGGGTAAGCAGTCCATGGATGCAGTACGTAACTTAGGACTTGCAATTCACAGACAAAAATATCCTGAAATGTATGAACCACGGGGTGTTATGTCAGTCGATCCTAAAACCAGAGCAACATTCCCAGACGGACAAACAATGTCTCTGGAAAACTTCACTAAAGAAGGATATGTAACTGCTCCTTATACGATGATTGATAATGAAGCAACATCAGCACTGATAAGTAACGACACGACTGCATATAGCGATAACTTTGCATACGCAAATATGAGTCCACAAGAAAAAGTGGAAATGGCTTTTGCAGATGATCTGAACACTAAGGTTCAAGAACAAATTGCAATTGATGACGTGGCATCAAGAATTGCAGAAGTCGAAAAAATGCTGGCAGACATTAAAGCAAAAGCTAAATAATCATGGAATTAGCTCCATACGATAAAGCTGCAGTTATCAGAACAGCTAAACAACTAGGAGTTCCTGCCCCGACATTAGCAGGACTGATCCACATGGAATCAGGCTTCAGACCAAATGTCTGGGGTGGTGATGGCGGCAACTATCGAGGGCTAATTCAATTTGGACCTGGGGCAAGAAATGAGGTGAACTTGCCAGTACGTGACATGAGCATTGCTGAGCAAATGCCTTATGTCAAAAAGTATTTTGACCAGCGAGGATTTAAACCAGGGATGGATGCAGTACAACTGTACCGAACTGTTTTAGTTGGTAATCCCTATCAAAGAGATAAAGATTCAAATAACACAGACAGTGATATCACAGGTGCACAAATGGCACCGGGCGGTAGCCTCTACAAAATAGGACAAGAATATTTAGGTGACTACTCAGATTCAGATGCAGTAAGCCCAAGTGGTTTTCTGAATCGGCAAATGAATCAACTCTCTGGTGGAGGGGGAAATACGATCAATCTTTTCTCATTTACTGAAGGTGTAAAACAAAATCCAGAAGAAGAAATAGCTGAAGGATTTGTTAATTCACTTCTCAATCAAGCTATACAAAAACGGTTAGAAGATCAAAGCTTAACAAAAAGCACCTACAAAAGCCCAATAGAAAGTTTCATTAAAAATATAAAGATGGGTGCAGGTGGAGTTGGATCTGGCTACGCAAACCCCTTAGAGTTGTTGTTCTAAAATAGGACAATAGAATACTGAGCCAATGACTTCTACTAATACCAATAAGCAACCAGTTTTTGTAGATCGTCCGCTAATTACAACGTCGCGAATTACGAATCAGGTTGTTGGTGATGCAACAAACTTAAACGTACTTGGTGGACAAGCACCAGTACTAGTCGTTGATATGGATGCAACGCTCAGCACTGACAACAATAGCGGTGGCATCATTGATGGTATTCGTATCCAACGGGATGACACTACTATTGGCACTAATCCTGATTACGTTGTTAATACAGCAACATCAGGTGAGTATATTGGTTTAGTCAGTGGTCAAGCCGTTCACGTACAAGAAACAGGAGTTCTTTCAACTCCACCTGGCAATGGCGTAGGTTTTTATACTTATACAGGATTAGTTACATCTGGTGGTGTAAACACTGCAATCTCATACAACATTGCAGGGGGTTTTTCATATACTTCACCAAACGATACGACTCAACCCAGTGTCACTTTCGTAGCTTATTTAGTTAATGGCACCACAGTTCCTATCCCTGGTGATGGTGACTACCGAGTGTTGTTTTCCAAAACAATTCCAGAGGGTGTCCAAGCCGTCGATTGTAGTGATGTGATGCCAGAACTCATGGCCCCTGTGCCTGAAACTGGAAGTACAGCAGGTTTGGGACCAGCTACACCATTAAAAAATCGTGCAATTGTTTTACAAAGAGGACAACGACTTTACATCGGTGTTCAGCAACGTGGAGCCTTTAGTTCAATCTCTGGTTACATCCCAGGTGCCCATGTAACTTGCCAAGGCGGTTTCTATTGATATGGGAAAAAGAAGACGGCCAGGAGGTAACTTTGGAAACTTCGGTGCGAATTCTTTTTCTAAAATAGAAAAGCCTGATATCGGAACAAAAAAATATACCATTGCACCGATCCAGGGTGACTTCGGTGGAAGTATTCCAGATGCTATTTATACCAGTGATCGAGAAGCTGCCTGGTCCAGGTGGAGACGCGGCTGGGAATTAGCAACATCGAATGGTGTTGAACGTCCTTTCTTTTACAGATTCATTTATGAAGTTCCATTAGGAAGCCAACCTGTTGTTGGTAACAGACCACCATTTATTAGCGGATCACTACAAGGATTTATAACTGAAAATAAAGAATATGGCATGCATTGGGCCGGTAAAATTGAAGCAGGTAACTTACGCTTTGATGGATTAACGGCTCAAAACGGAACACCTCTGGCTATTTCAGGTGAGGTTCCAGCAGATAAATTATTCTTAGGACGACCACAAGATAATTTAGATTTTTGGTACATACAACTAAGTGGTGTCTTTGGACCAATAACAATTTCAGGAGTATCAGGCCCAGTGCCTCCTCCTTTATTTGTATCGATCGGCGGACCAGTGGGAATCAAACCGATTAATGGAGACATCTTAGAAGATACAATTGTTACTTTTTCTGGCCAAGCTATTGATTCAGATACACGTGATCCTTTAACAGGAAAACGTTTCGGGTTTGTTCAAGCCACATTAATCGATGTAGATCAGAACCAAGGAGTTTTAAAGTTAGCCAAACGAGGTTCAGTACAGTCAACAGAAGATGGAGTGCTAGAGACGCCATCAAAAATTCCACCCCATGCAGGAAGATTCTTTCAAACAGGTGCCCGGTATTCTTGTAGTTGTCAAGATTTCAGTCGTCGTAATTATGCTTATCTTTCAAGTTTAGGTTTACGTAAAGGACAAAAATTTGCCAAAAGCAAATGTGCCACAGTTAAACCAGGTCGTTACGAAGAAATGGTACGCGCCAATGAAAGAGGAAAAATATTAGTAGCAGCACAACAAAAAATATTTAATGATGTAGCAGACAATAAACAAATGCTGATTGTCTATCCCAGTGGTGAAGGATTTATAGGAGCAACACGCTTTGCACCATTAGGAGCGGTCTTACCACCTGACTTAGTAGGTAAAGATATTAATGACCCTAAAAAATTGTACCGTGATCTACCGGGAATCTTTGCTGATTTTGGAATGCAGTATCGCAGAGGATTTGGTGATCGAATAGAACCCAGTGGTGTTGCAGAAGGCATGCCAAAGTATGGCGACTATAAAAAATTAGGAACTGATCGAGTCAGAGAGATCAGTGATTTCTGGACTTACACTTTAGATGAATATAGATACTGCAAGCATATCTATGCCATGCGTTATGCCGATGGCCAGTTCCCTAATGAACCATCAGACTTCCCTGTCAACGCCGGATCGATGGCTGCATGGGAACAAAAACTAGTTACTGACACTGCAAAAAGTCAAGAGAAAGCCTTTGAAAGACTTTGCTATTACGGCTTGGGTTACATGGATACGCCACCATTTAATCTTCAATCACCAATGATGGGACCAATGATAACTAAGTTGATCAATGTTCCTCAAGAGTTTATCTTGATGCAGAATTTTGGAATGATTGATCAGCAGGGAAATGTTTATAACGTTGCGTCTGGTGGAACACCAGCAGTGACCCCACAACCATCTGGATTCACGATTAGTAATTGGGATTTCAAAGATAGTAACTACTAGATTTGACTTGACAAGAGTTAACCTTTATAATGAATTCATTAAGAAGACATAAGTCTTTTTAATAAAAACAATCTGAAGAACGTTAGTGGTATACCACTATGCCTATAGTTCTCTTACAGCTCCTCATTAATCATGTTTACCCGGACTCCGAGTGATCAGGAGGTTCTTGATCAGGTTTTTCAACTAACCTCAATGCCTGATTTTGCAGATGTTGGTTGGCTACTGAGCTTGATTGCTACTTATGGAAAGCCCCCAGAAGAGCTAGAAGGGTTTACCTGGAACGATGACGACAGCATTAATATCCGATCTAAGAAAAAACCAATCAAACCACACCACCCTCAATGGGCGGTGATTCTACAAATCAAAAAAAGGCAGCCTTCCAAACTGAAAGGCCGCTGGTATCCCCTCACCCGTAAGCTAGAAATGACTTTAAAGTCAAGTCACATCCAGCTTTCCATAAACCATTTTCTTGCGGCGCATGAACACCGCAAGATTGCAGATAAATGGTCTAAGCGGCATGCACAGAAGACTGAGTGCCTCGTTGCTGCTTAAGGATCTCCCTGACACTCGGAATGTGCCAATAGAAGGTGTCCTGTGAGCGTGTTCTAGGACCAGCTCCAAAGTGCGTACCGAGTTTGAAAATACCTTTTTTCCGCATGCGGTGCAGGTCTTTGCGGTCAATCTCTAGGATCTTTTCCGCTTTTGAAACAGGAACCCAGTAGTGAAACTGCATGGTTAGTGAAACTAGCTACTGATTTAAATTAGACTTCCATAGAGTAATGTCAACAATAAAACTTTAAAAAAATATGTGTTTAGTTTTGTATATTTATCGAGCCTAAAATTGACAGAGTAGCAAGTATATTATGTTCAAGACGGAGAACGAACCACTCGCCCTCCTCGTTGAACTCACTCCAAAACTTGCCAAGAAACGCTTTCGAGAAGAAATATACAAAGCCTGGAATCACTGTTGTGGATATTGTGGAGCAGTCGCAACAAGTCTTGATCACATCATTCCCAAATTCAAATCAGGATCCAGCAACTGGTACAACCTGGTCCCTGCCTGCAGAAGATGCAACTGTAACAAAGCCAGTTCACCAATGGAAGAGTGGTATCGATCACAAGAGTTCTTTGAACAAGCTCGGTTAGATGCTATTCAACAATGGGCAGAGAATAGAGAGATTATTTACATCAAAGATGATTTAGAATCATTAGACATCATGTGTAGAAGGTCAGCTTAATGTCAGCAGAAGGCAATATTAGAATGTTGTATTTACAGACCTTTGGACGTGTGCCAGGGAACAATAGCGTTATTGCCAATCAAGCTAACGTATGGAGAAACCGAATAAAGAAGTTTGTAAACGAAGGGAACAGCCAAGAGCAAGCCCAAAAAAAAACCAGAGATATCTTTCTATCTGATTACAGAAATAGTGCTGAGTATGCAAATAGACCACAGATAATTAAAAATGCCTATAGAACTTTTCTAGGACGAGAACCAAGTCAAGCAGAATTAAGTCAACAAAATTCGAGAGGGACTGCAACAGATAAAATTGTTCAAAGCATTGCAGGAAGTGCTGAGGCTAAGGCGTTTACAAGAAATTTTGCTGCCTACACCAACGCATACTCTGACGTTCGGGGATATGGTAGATATTTGGATTTTGAATACCAAACAAATGGATTATGGAGTTCGCAAGTCACAAGTACAATCCCGTCTCAAAGTAATATTTTCAGAGGTTTAGAACATTGGAATACAGGTGGAAAAAAAGAAGACAGAATAATTCCTAATGCCCAACAAATTATCGGTGGCAATCAAAACAATATATTTATAAACGGTGCTGCCAAAAAATTTTTAGGCAGTGCTGCACAATCAAAGATAAATACCTTTGTTACCAGGATCAAAAGGAGCAAGGGAGGAGATTACAAAAACATAATGAATCAAACAGTCGGTGCTTTTAATCCGGTTGTAAGAGAACAGTTTTTTCGATTTAATTCAACTAATGGAAAAGGAGGTTCTTATGCTATTACCCAAGCTTATTATGCAAATAAAATAGGACAATGGAGTTTTGCAGATAATAATGTACAACCACCCACTGGAGCTTTTTCTACAAAATATTTTGTAGATAACTACGGCAGTCAATATGGAATTAAAACAGCTATGGATAATGCCATAGCTAATAGAATTGGAGGTTATAAAGTACCAGACTTAGATATTGCTTTTTACTATGGTGGCTTAGATCTCAATACAGATTCAAGAATTAATCCACGTAATAGTTATGCATATTTAGATAACTGGGCTAATTATAGATATGGACAAATAGTTAAACAAGATAAGAGTGTTCGAGGAAATGCTGCAAAAGACACAAAAGCTGTTGATGAATATAACGAAACATTTGATGATTTAACAGATACAGAAAAATCAAGAATCAGAGATACAATGCTTGGCATTGGGGAAGACTATGAGTCACAACCTAATCTAGAACTTTTACAAGATAGTGAACTACTTGCATCATTTCTAACAGAAGGGCCAGGAGAAAAAGCCCAGGAAGATCAACAGAAGTTTTATAAGACAGTTCAAGCCTCTTTGAAGAAAACAACAGCAAAAATGAAGGAGGCTAAAGCAATTGAATATGAACTTGATTTATACAGAGGTTTACCAGGGTTTTCTGAAGTATTCGGTGTCAACTCATCGATAGCAAATTCCTTGCTGGGAGACAGTGGAATAGGTGGTTATCTAGGAATAATGGGAATAAATAGTAGTCAATTAATTGATAATTTTGAAAAGCAATTAGGAGATGCAACAGGTATTAAAACAGAAGATCAAAACGTTAATTGGCAGAACTGGTTTGAAGAAGAATTCGTTACTGATTTAAAAGGCACGAAATATGTCTATGCAGATAAACCGGAGGACATGAGCGATGAAGAATGGGAACAAGTAAAAGATACAGATGAGTATAGAGATGAAATTGATCAAGAGTTTATAAACAAATTTATTGATGATTACATTACACCTCGATTTAATACTTCGAGGTCAATGGAAGAATTTGCAAGTTATCTAGATGTTAAACAAGAAGAAGAAAACGTACTGCAAACACAAACAACATTGAATGCATTAACGCAAACAGTTATTACTAATGCTGAAGAATTTTATAGCGGTTTAGCTGAATTAGGAGGAGTCAAATTCAATAGTACATTTTATATAGATCCAACAAATAATCAATACAAAACAGTCAATCCAATCAAAGAAGATTTTTATATTGCACAAGCAGCCAGAGTGAAGGAAGACTGGGAACAAGCACAACAAAATCCAGATTCAAAACCAAACGGTAGCTTTACTTTTGATGGCCAAACATTTTCTTTTGAACCTCAATACACATGGAATCAATTGGCTTACATGTATGGAATACCAATTGGTAAAGGAGATACACCTGACGCAAATTTTGCAGCACTGCATTACCAAGCAGTTGGAAGCCAGTTTAAATTTGATGCTGCAGAAGATGTCGTAACCGAACAAGATGTAGAAGAACAAATAACTAAATTTGTTACACAAGCTACTGAAGACTATGACGACGAAGGTCAAGCACCTTTTCTTGACTTTATAACGCCAGAACAATTTGCTGATGCAGTACTTGAAGGAGTTGATCCATTAGAAAATCGAGAAGAGTGGGAAAAGATCTTAGAAGCATATGGCCTGGGTGATGAAGTAAACGTCAATGAACTTAGAGAGTATATTGAAGAGACATTAAGAACTGGTGCAGCAAAAGACATACGAGAAGGTATTAAGTATCTAAATCAAAAAAAATTAAAACCAACACAAGAAAGACTCGGTATTACATATATCGAAAGAGATGAAGACTTCGCAGAAGAGGACGATCCAGATGCCACTGCTCTCTACCAAACTTTTAAAGATGCAGGTTACGGTGGTACAGAAGATCAATTCTATGAAGAGTTTATGAGTGATGTCAGTCGAGAAGAACAAAAATTCTTGACTGACTTTATGACTGGCAAAACAAACCTAAGTTTTTCAAGTGTAAATTTGAGCGATCCATTTGAAGCTTTAGCAGGACTAGATCAATTATTTGGTTCAGGTTCTGAATTAGGCATCCAAGAAAAAGAAAAAAGAGATAGAGACAAAGCTAAAGAACGAGGAAATTATTTTGATCTATTTCCAGAAGTTGACTCAGATTATGATAAGGAGATCGAGAAAGGAATCGGAATGGACTTTGCAACATTCTTTGGATAATGTCTAAACGTAAAAAAGCGGCGAAAGCCTCAAAAATTGCTAAGGATTCACTGAAATGCAACAAGCCTCGCAGGGATGTTCGAGGTGGTAAAAAGTCCGTAGTCAAAGCTTGCGAGGGAGGCAAAGAGAAAATCATTCGTTTTGGTGATGCCAACATGACCATCAAAAAGAATGATCCAGCAAGACGTAAAAGTTTCAGAGCCAGACATAATTGTGATGAGAAGAAGAGCAAACTCACCGCTGGCTACTGGTCCTGTAAAGCATGGTAACCGTCACCGTCGAACTTTCCATGGAAGATGTCCATGCCTTGCATCAAGCTATTGACGATGCAATCAAAGCTTGGCCTGGATCTCCAGCAAGGTGTCCTACCGAACAAGAAAAATTCCGCTCTCTAAAATATTTTTTGTTTAGTATATTGTGTGAAGCAGCATTAGATTTATGAAAGGCAACATGATTAAAGGTGGAGGATATGTGCAGGCACCCCCTAAGAAAACAACGCAAGGACAAGGTAAACATTCGAGACCAAATCACAGACGTAAAAAAACTCGAGGTCAGGGCAAATAAGGTAAGATATTCTTAATTTATGGTCGCATTCGTCCTAAGACTGTTCGATATGTATAGCTATAGAGAAGCCCTGCACCTCATAAAAACCTTTGAAGGCTTTAATGAAAAGGCTTTTCAGGTTCCTGGTGGTGCAGAAAATGCATATTGCATCGGTTATGGGACTACCTATTACCCAGATGGAAGTCCCGTACAGAGAGGCCATCGCTGCACAGAAGCAAAAGCTATTGAATACTTACTGCATGAAATCAATTTGATTGCAGACGAGCTGATCAAGCTGAACCTGGGCCTCGACATTTGCATGCTCAATGCCCTGATCTCATTTGTCCATTCTGTAGGCTGGGATCCTTTCCTCTACAGCAATATCGTTGACTGCTGTGAACACGAAGATTACGCCCAAGCCAGCAAAGAGATTACCAAATGGATCTTTGACAATAACCATCAGGCTATCGGCGGCCTGATCGATAGACGCCGCAAGGAAATGAGACTGTTCTTGGAGCAATACAACGGTAATGCCTGGACATCAGAAGACATTTTGTTAAAGGCGTTTCGTAATTACACTGCAGCCGATTACCAGGTCAGAGCAATCAGGCGTCTGCAAGAATGTGTGGATCCCTATACATTATCCGAATTCGCCAATAACTTTGAAGTGACTAAAGATCCATACCCGGATTACAATGACACCGAATTTTTGGAGCAACTTTATAAAGGATAGGGAGTAGAATTACGGAAGATCAAGTTAAATGCATGGAAGGATTCGGGGCTACTCAAGAATACGAAATGCCGCTACATTTGCAGCTCTCCATGCGGAAAGCTGAATTAGCAGCTAAAGATATGACATGCGATCAACTGCAAGCTGCGCTGTTGAATCTTTATCACCAACGTCTATTGGAGCTACAAGCCATCAAAGATCTGATGCAGGAAGAAGCCATTGACATGGAGTTTGATATCCCAACAGACTTAGAACTGGCACAACTGGCATTGAGCATGATGGGCCAGGAAGAACCTGATGACGATGAAGAACAGCCTATGTTTGGTTGAGCACGGCTAAGATTTTTTTTGCTTCTTAGCCGTTGCCTTTTTATTGAACACAGTGGTATTCGGATTAGCTTTTGGTTTACCCTTGGGCTTCTCCACTAACGAGCGAAGTTTACGTAGATCGTAATAATCCGGGTTAGCCATTACTTTCTCCTAGCAGTACGTCTCCTGGCTTGAGCTGCTTTTGTCTTTGAAAACTGTTTACCATATTTCTTTTGCTGAGCTGCAGTAAGTTTTCCACCTTGTTTCTTTTTAAGAGCTGCTAACTTTTTAACAGTACCTTGTTTCTTTTTAATCTCAGCATCCTTTTGGCTAGCTGTTTTCCTACCTTTAGTCCCTGGTTTTGATTGATCAACCTTGGAATAAGGACGCTTGCCTGCTTTCTTTTCAGCTGCCTTGGATTCGTCGCGACGATCTTTCAAGCTCTGTGATTTCTTGCCACGACGAGCGCCAATACTCTCGTCATCACGATCGTTTTTACCCTGTTTCTTTGCATTTTTTGCCTTGAACTTTTCTAGAAGTTCAGGAGGCATTTTCTTTTTGGCAGCCATAGATTTTATGAAACTAAATTCATTGTAAATCGACCAATCGATTTAAATACCACTGGGCTTTTTTAAGATCCACAATACCCGCTTTATCCCCTTCTCTCCAATTATATTTGGCGATGTTACCTTTTAGATAACCTCTAAATTCTTCTCGCGTCAGCTGCGCTTCAATCGCTTCAATGCATTCGATCTCACCTTTGGTGTAATGAGGAGGATGATTAACAATATCAGTAACTACTTCGCGGTGTTTTTCGATGTAAGGACCTGCAATGAGTTTTTGTCCGAATCTAAGGTCTTTGACAGTGTTATCAACATTGTCACCACTGGTGTCTGTTGCCCAGGGGACTGGGCACACACCTCCTGGGCATTCATCATCAATAGGCTCGAACAAAATCTTTAACGGTTCACTCCCGTTCTCAACACTCGTTGGTTGAACTTTGCCATCTCCAATTCTTCTGGAGCCATCTGCCCCATGTCCACGATTAGCTGCCTTGGTTGAGGTTCTGCCCCCTGCAGTATTCCCTCCTCTGCGCTTGGAATCATGCCCGTTACTCCGCATCTTGGTTGTGCCCTAGGATCTATACTTAAGTTATCACGTGGCATGTCATTTTGGGTAACTGCTAATCCACGATTGTACTGATCGTAGACCGGAACATCATTAGCCACATTATCTAGAGGTTGCCCAAACGTATCTAATGTCACCAAACGTTCTCTTAACTCATCATTAGTTTCGATGAAGTCACTAAGAAAGTCCATGAATATTGTCCTGATTTAAACTACATTATAAGTGATGCAACACGATGGTTCTTCCTGACCCCGACGAACGGAGAGGCTCGTCAGCTGGTGGTATAGACGACCTTAATCCTGAACGTTTATATGATGTAGATATTCGTCGCTTCGATGAGGACTCACAGCGCACCGCCCGTGTTGCGGGCACTCGCAACGAAGGCAAGCAGCGTCGTGTTGCAAGGTCATTGAAAGCAGCAAAAGCCGCTGGGAAGTACAGGACGAAGAGGCAATACGATGAACCATTTACAGATTTACAAGGACAAACTCCAGCCATTATCGAGGGTGATCGATTTGGCAGAAGAGGTAGCACTAATTACGCAGATAAACCTCAAGCTGATAGTCGGATGCTGTAACTAAGCTTTAGCTAATGTTACTTCAGCAGATTGATTCTGATATTTTCCCTTACGATCCTTGTAGGTAAGAGTACACGGATCATCCCCCTGGTAAAACAACAGCTGACAAATGCCTTCATTGGCATAAATTCGATTAAACAATGGGGTGCAATTACTGATCTCTAATGTCAGATGCCCTTCCCAGCCTGCTTCAGCTGGGGTGATGTTGACCAAAATTCCAGCCCTGGCATACGTACTTTTACCTACAGCGACAACAGTGATGTCACGTGGTAGATCGAGTCGTTCAACAGCAACGCCAAGACAGTAACCATAAGGAGGGAGAATAAAATACTTGCCTCGCTCATCTTCATGAAGTTCAGTCTCCTTTAAAATGTCTGGGTCAAAATCCTTAGGATCACAGACCCCATGCTGAACGCCACCAAAAAGCAGACACTGATTTGGAGACAGACGAATATCGTATCCATAAGACGATAATCCATAGCTAAGAACTGAACCGTGATCATCTTTCCTCACTAGTCTATGAACAAAAGGGTCAATCATTCCCTTAAGTGCGCGTTCCATGATCTGCGTATCACTTAGTAAAGACATAATTCTTCTTCAGTTTTAATAATCTACACCAGGATTCTGCCCTTTTCAGAGTAGATATCAATGAAATTCTGTGTGCCTTCTTCTATATTGTCCATCGATTGTAAGTAGACAATTAAAGAAGTTCCTGTGCGCTTACGTTCTACTTTGCCTTCATTAAAATAATGACGCAGAAGTGTGGGTCGGCTCTTCATTATGCAGACAGGAAAATCAAACATATCCTGGTTGTACATAATCGTGTCTGCAAAATTGGTAAAGAAGACAGCCTCCTTGATCTCACGGGCTAACCATTTCTTTTTTAAAGTGCGCCACCAGGCAGCATGACCTGAAGTCAAGCTAGGCGACATGCCACGGGTAGGAGTCCAGCAATCATTCTTCCGATCCCAAAAGTATGTATTACGTGGAGGAAACACATACACTCTCCCGTACCACTGTTGATCATTTAACCCATCATCCTGTGGAGCAAAAAAATCTCTTGCACCAACATACTCATTAGCCTTCTTGCTGCTCGCTGGATCAAGATCAATGCGACCCATGAGTAAATGTGCTGAGTCTATTAAGTCTCGGTTTGTGATCCACTCATAATCTTCTCGTTGAGAATTACCAATCGGTACAGGCATTATTCTGTGATGCGGTTGTAATCCGGCTGGAAATAACGCATGCCCTGGTGGTCCTGGATGAGGTAACCAGCGGCAGATTCAGGATCAATCTTCTGTGCCGATTCTAAAATTGTCTTAAAGGTCTCGGCAACTTCACCCTCCTCTTTTTCACTAATCACATTCAGCTCCTCGAAAGTCAGCCAGAACATCGACTTTTCACTATTCGGACACAACACCATCACTCCTGGACCTTTAGCCTGCCAAAGCTTTTGGTAGAACCCTTTCATATCACCCAAGATAATCTTGGTAACTGCTTCAGCATAACGAGCACTATTCTCGTCTAAGTTCTTACCACATACAGCTTCTAATAACTTCTCTCTACGATCATTCATTGGACAGTAACTTTTGCTTTTGTAATGTTACCAGCATTTTAGGAAGTGGCTCATAGATAACAACCATCTTGCCAAGTGCACCTCGTCTTTTAATTAACTTGCCATCCTCATCTCGCATCTTTTGAAACTCACCAGAGCGAATCAGGTATTCAGCGACACAACGTAGCCTTCGTTTTAAAGGTAGATCTGCATTAGGAAATCGACTACAAATCGTATCTGGCACCATATTGACAAAGGCAAGACGCAAACGATTAGCCAGTGTCATATTGCTATTGGGATCCTCAACCTCAAACTCACGGATCATCTTGATGTATCGCTGTAAGGTAGGCGTGTCAAACGAACCTAAAGGTGGAATGAAAGAATCCACCTGGAGCTTTAGAGATCCTGGTAAGTGATCTGCGTAATTTTCTACAGTGATTTTTGCGATATCTATATTATCAAAACGATGCGGCATATCAAGTTCCCTGCTGAATCGTCAGGTCTTCTTCATAAAGATGCTTACCCTTTTTGTCGAATGTACGTAAGGAAGCCTCAGGACCTTTGTGAAAGGTTGTAATTAAGTTGTTCCAAGGAATACGAACAATCTGTTTCTTATTACCCATTGGGAATGTGATGTAATGAACACCTTGTATCCAGCAACCAGGTGAAAACTTATCCCCTTTCTTTTTCCCTTGAAGAATCCAGTTACGGATTGTCTGATCTGTGACACCTAACCGTTTGGCACACTCTGCAGTCGAGATGTACTCATCCGCATAGATCTCTGGACTTACCTGGTTTGTCTCATCATTACTATATTTTGAATGCCAAATAGAGGCAAGGATATGTTTGATACCCTTAAGCTCCAGAGCAATAACCTCCAAGACCTTATCTTCCGCCATAGTCTAAAAATAATGCTACAGTTTCAATAAACATACAGCTTTAATAATGGAAGATCAAGTCCCATCTAGTCAGGAATATGTAACGCCTGGTAGTTTGCCAACAGATGGGAACTATTATCAGAATCCGCAGGGGCCAAGATACAACAACCCCGCAGAATTTGACCAACGATTACAACAACCGGCTGCTTCCCCTACGCAGGCACCAATGCCTGATTTTCGGGCCATGAGAGATCTCGCATACAAGCAAGCAGTTGCCCAGGTAACAGCAGCACAAGCAGCACGTTTAGGTGTCGGTGATGCAAGAGAGGTAGTAGCAGAGGACCCACAAGAACTGCAACCACAACCCAAAGTGGTTTATGTACGACGTAATCTAACAGTCGCAGAAATCATCCTGGTCTTTGCCTTATCAATCGGTGGCATACTTGGTGTCCAAGCCATCTGGACTTTGGCAACAGATGTTTTACCACGACTAGAAATTAGAGAGAAGTAACCAGGCCTATAATTGGGTTATGGTCTAGGGTAGAGCAGGGTGCCTAATAGAAGAATTACACAATTTCCTCCCGTTACGGCGGGACAGATTGTAGATCAGGATCTATTGACAACCGTCAGTGTCTTTGAAATTGACCCTGCTCTTAGAAATAAAAAAATTACCTTTACAGAATTCAGACAATATCTAGATACATATTACGTCAACACCAATGAAATCGACCCGATCATTGTACCCAATGCAATTGTATCTGGGAACCTACTTGTAAGTGGCAGCTCCTTTTTTACTGGACCTGTCAACTTCAGCGGTAATGTAAATATTGGGCAGAGCCTAGATGTCAGTGGAAATATCTCTACATCCGGTGATGCCAACATCGGTGGAAACATTGACGCACAATTTATTGATTGTGTGTTTGTTACCACTGATGGTTTAGAAGTTCAAGGCAATGCTTTTGTCCAATCAACACTTTCAGGCACTACTGCTAACTTCGTCAGCGGAAACTTTGAAAGGACATTCACACAATTTGCCACAGGCACTACTATTAGTTTTGTCACTGGCACGTTTGATAACCTGCAAGCAGATGTTGCAAACATAACTGAACTTGATATTCAAAACATTACTGTAAGTGGCATCACAATTACAGGTGATTTCAATGCAAGTGGCACTATTAATGCAAATGATATTAATGCTACAGGTATAATTTCAGGCACAACGATTACTGGTACTGAAGTATTAGCAACCACTGGTATTTTTGAAAGCTTAACTGTCACTCAAGACATCAATATTTCAGGCGACCTCGTTGTTGATGATATTACTGCTGATCACATCACAGCTAACTCAGGTGAGTTTATTCAATTTTCTGGTCAAACAATTACAGGAGATACAGGAAACTTTAGTCTAATTAATGTCACCACACTTAATGCAACAGAACTTGCATTCTCTGGTGACCAACAGATCAGTGGTAACTTAGAAGTTCTTGAAAATTTTTTACTACCAAGCGGATCTGGTTTTATCGGATTTGATTTATACGTTTCAGGCTTAACTTCAGGAACCACCTTCACAGGTCAAAGTGGAACGTTCGACACGATCGTCACAGCACCTACATTCTCCGGTGGATCAGCAACATTTACAGGTCTACTTGTTAATGGCAACGCAACAATTACAGGTAATACAAATGTCGGTAATGATCTACAAGTCGGCAACGATCTTGTTGTTGATGGCATCACTATTCTTACTGGTAATACAACTGTTAGCGGTAACCTTGCTGTTAGCGGAACCGCTGAAATTGATGGAGCAGTTGATATTGGAGGCGACACATCAATCAGTGGCAACCTTAGTATTACCAGCGGCAACATTACCGGTGATGGCAATACTTCAATAAGTGGAATTGATAGCTTAGTTATTAGTAGTGGCTATATCGAAAATGATTTAGTCATCAGCGGCAACCTTGATGTCAGTGGTGATATCGTCTTCGATGATTTAACAACAGATAACCTTACAGTCAGCGGTAACTTAGGTGTTTCAGGATCCACAAATCTAGGTGGGACACTTGACGTTGCAGGTGCTATTAATTGCAACGATATTACCGGTGGACAAATCAGAGGCACACTGATTAGTGGTATAACGATTACAGGCACCGCTGGACAATTCACAAACTTAAATGCAGCCAATGGAACAATAACGACCTTAACTGGATCTACATTTAATGCTATTCAAGTCAACGGCACTAATGCTAATTTTGATAGCTTAATTATCAACAATTCAGCTATACTCAACAACGGATTAATAGTTTCAAATGACCTTACTGTCAGTGGCAACACATTCGTCAGTGGCAGCGGAGTTATTCAAGACGGTCTTTCAGTTAATGATGGACAAATCCTTGCGCCTTTTGGAACCGTGGGTGCACCTGGCTTTGCATTTACAGCTGATCCATCCATGGGCATCCTGAATCAAGCAGGTAATGCCATGACCCATTCAGTTAATGGATCACCTGGTATGACATTGGAATCAGGCACCGGAACAAGTGCAGGACGCATGGTATTAACTATATGGGGCAACTACCAGTAGAATGAATTTATCTATGTTAAGAGCTAGATAATCATGGCCCAATACGGTGAAGTACGTGTCGACTTTATTACGTATACAACAGGTGTTAGTCCTGAAGCTAACGCAACTATTACTGTCTCTAGCTTAGTCAACAGCCCTACATTCAGTGGTGATGTCGTTGTCCAAGGTAACGCAGAAATAGAAGGCAACGCTTCAATTTCAGGAGATCTGCTCGTCTCTGGAAACAGTGTTATTGAAAGTGATAACACTGTTTCGGGAATTACCATCACCAGTGGACTTATTGTTCAAAACGATGCGACAGTCAGTGGCGATTTAACAGTAAACGGTGAACTAATTGCCACTGGTCTGGTTGGCTACGTGAAACTCAATGATGGTGGAACGCAGCAAGATATTACCGGCGGTGGTGGACTAAGTATTGACGGCAACGTCGGCATTGGCACGGATGATCCACAGGGAGAGCTTGACGTCTTTAATTCAACTCAAGTTTCTGCTTATTTTGGTAGAACCTCTGACAGTGTTTTAATTGAAGGCAAATCTGCAACGTCAAATATACAGTTTGGCAACAACAGGACGGGTCAAACGCTTGGCAATAGAATACTTCAATTTAATCGAAGCAGCGGCAAATTTCAATTCCTTTCTGGTAATAATGGTTCTGAAACAGATCAAATAACTATCCTGCCTGGAGGCGACGTCGGCATTGGCACGAACGATCCACAGGTGAAATTACATGTATCAGAAAACGGAGCCGATGCATCAATAACCCTGTCAGCTGTTCAATCTACCGCACCGGGTCAATCTGAAGCGACATTTGTAAAAGAAGTTGGGCCTGCATCAGGGGCTGTATCTGGCGACTCTGCTTTCAATATTATCTCTTCAAACGGATCCCTCGGCTCCCCTATAGTTTTTCATAGTAGAGGCACTTTTAACGCCGACAGCGAAAAGATGCGTATAGACGCATTCGGTAATGTGGGTATTGGCACGGATGCTCCAACCCAGAAGCTAGAGGTAGAGTCCAACAGTGGAACCGTAGCCAGACTTACCTCGACAACGGATCAGTCTCTTCTGCGTTTTGGGTCTAGCGAAGGAAATAACCTTTATATCGGAATAGCCGGTGTTAATGCGTTTGTCGTCAGAAACAAGCTAGCTACTGGATCTGTAAATGAAAAATTCAGAGTTACTGGCGACGGCAATGTCGGCATCAATACAAGCTCGCCACTACACAGGCTGGACGTAGTTGGAGACCTTATGGTAAGAACTCCATCAAATGATGGAAGCGGAACAACCCGACAGATTTATTTTGGCAAGTCTGCCAATCCCAAAGCTGCCCTTCAGGTTATCAACACAGGCAGTAACGGAAGATGTGACCTGGCTTTTCTGCTAAACAATGACAACACCGCGACTACTGTAGCCCCAGCCGATCATGTAATGCGGATCACCAGGACCGGCAGGGTCGGTATTGGCGTAAATAATCCACTGACAAAGCTAGATGTTGGTGGTGGCACTCTAGGAGAAACAGCTGGCGATTCAATAACAACACTGAGTGTAAATGTAAGAACAACTAACCTAGACGCAATAAACTTTATTTCAGAAAGAGAAACTAACGGCAATACGTGGCCCACTGTATTTCACAAGATTCAACGTAAAGTTGACGGGACTTTGATGGGCTACATGGCCTTTGGGGGGATTGGCGGTTCTGATACGCCCTCCAATCCAATGCTTTCTTTCGGCAAAGGAACCAATCAATATGTGAACATCAGAGATGGCGGACGTGTCGGTATCAATAATACTGATCCGCAGGAAAAGTTAGATGTTAATGGAACTATTAGAGCGGGTAGCCGGATATTAGAAAATTCTTCAGATAACACCTCTAGCCGCAGTAGAGCAATTACTTGGACGTTTGAAAACCAAATCGGCTGCAGAATTATAGGACAAAGGCCTGCAGGCGGCGACGAAACCGACGCTTTCATGCAGATAGCTACAGGCTCTCAAACTGGTCTTAACCAGTGCGTTGCAACTTTTACAGCTGATCAGAAAGTCGCTATTAACAAATTAACTCCCAATGCAACGTTAGATGTTAATGGAGACATTCGCACAACTGCATTAAATGTTTCTAGTGGTAATATTGCCCTTAGCTCTACAACTTCTTCTAACGCAATTACAGTCCAAACAAATGTAAATAATGGGAATGAACCTAAACTCCTTTTTGAAAAGTCTAGAGGCGGATCTGGGACTATAGCACCTGTCCAGAATAATGACCGTACTGGAAAAATTGAGTGGCGAGCTTATTTTGATGGCAGTTATCAAGCAATTGCAGATATTACTTGTAGATCACTTATAAATAGTGGTGCAGTAGAAGGTTCTGTGAGTTATACAGCTGACAGACATGCTTTTGCTGGTCCAGTTAATATAAACGATGGGCTTGTCTTTGGTAATGCTGTTGCCCCTGTCACCAGCAAAACACTTGAAGACTACGAAGAAGGAACTTTTACTCCGACAGTTATAGGAAATACCACAGCAGGTTCAGTTACTTACGGTATGCGATTTGGATTTTACACAAAAATAGGTAATGTTGTAACTATCAACATGCGTGTTCAGTGGAATTCAGGAGTCGGCGGAGCTGGAGGATTAAGAATTACAGGCTTACCCTATAACAACTTTAATCAAGCCACATTTGGCATTGGCTGGATTCCCATAATGACAGAAGTTTCTACTATCAGTTCAGATACAACCCCTTGTCTTTTCCTGGGTGCTAATGTTAATACTATACAATGTAGACAATTCAATTCAAGCACAACATCACCTGCAGGAAGTACAATAGCCTGGGCAGCTGAAGGAAATATCATCACCACTTTCAGCTATCGTTCTAATTAAAGGAGTCCCTAAAATGCCATTACTCGATAACACACTCAGCGAACATTTCGAGTACCAACTTGAAATCCTACCAATCACCTACGTCATCCAAGTACGTCGCGCTGATGTCGTCATGCGTGGCGAAAAAGAAATTGCACGTAGTTACCACCGCCATGTTGTATCCCCTGGTGATGACATCAGCAAAGAACCTGCTGAAGTACAGACGGTTGCTAATGCACTCTGGACACCAGAAATTATTGAAGCCTACAAAGCAAATCAACAAGTAGAAGAGAAAGATTCAGTTTCTACCGCAGACGCTGAGGAAGATTCAGTTTCTACCGCAGACGCTGAGGAAGATTCAGTTTCTACC